TTTTATGCGCTCAGGAATCTGCGCTACCGCAGCGGCAAGCATGACAGGACCTGCTGCCTGACGAGCATCCAATGGCGACAAAAGAGGAGAAAGCATCGGCGCTCAGGGATTACCCGGACGGCGAAGAGATCCCGGAAGCATTGCCAGACGCATACAGACCAGCACGCAAAACTGGCGAGACGAAGGGGCAGGCTTGCATCAACTGCAAATTTTTCAAAGAAGACACGCCAGATCATCGCTACTACTGCACAAAGTGGGAGGCACCGATCAGGCCACAATACTGGTGCGCGGCATGGGCTTCCGCTGAAAGCGAGTTGCAGGAGAGTTATAATGATTACCCAAAAAGCGCGAGCAACAACGCTCAACGGGCGTTGGATTACAAGGCCGACAATCCCGACAACGATTGCGGCACAGCAGTCGGATGGGCGCGAGCGAATCAACTGGCCAAGGGCGAGAAGATCAGTCGTGAAACGATTGCGAGAATGGCGTCATTTAAGCGGCATCAGCAGCACAAGGACGTTCCCTATTCAGAAGGCTGCGGCGGCCTAATGTGGGACGCATGGGGCGGCACATCGGGCGTTGAGTGGGCGATCCGTAAGCTAAAGCAAATTGACAAAAAGGCAGCTAGTAACATGGAGCAAAAATTTGCATTTGGCATACAGGGCATAGATGAGAGCAAGGTCGATCAGGACGCAGGCACCATGCTGGGCGTCTCATTGATCTCAGTAGGTCCGGCACTCGGGCATGGGTTGTTTGTCGATGCGACATCGCTCGAAACAATCGAGGACGAACTGGATGGCGCAAAGCTTCCAGCATACATCACGCACCGGGGCGCATTGTTCGAGGACCGGCTCACACGCGAGATCGGCATGTTTGAAAATTTCAGAATCGACGGCGACCGATTGCTCGGAGACTTCCAAGCATTTGATTCCTTCCGCGAAGACGACAGCCGCAAGTATAATCGTCTGTTCGAGATGGCGCAGAAGATGCCGGAGCGTTTCGGTCTTAGCATTGTATTCTCCGCAACTAGCGCATGGGCGACTCCAGACGGCGACATCGAGATCGATGAGAAGCCAGAGGACGCGCTTTTTGAATTTCCATCAATCCGCGTCGAGGAAGTTTCGAGCGCGGATTTTGTAGACTCTCCGGCTGCCAACCAGCGCGGCCTTTTCTCAAAAATTGACAAACCAACTACAAGCAAGATGACAAAAGCAGAATTAACAGAAAAGAATGACGAGCTGGTTGCAGAAGCCGAAGCGCTTGAGGCCAAGCTCACGGAATTGCAAACCAAGCTCGAGGAACACTCAGAGGACGAGACCAATATGGAATCGCTCGCAGAGGAAAACGAGAAGCTCAAAGAAGAGAACGAATCTCTCAAAGCTGAACTCGAAGACCTTAAAGGCAAAATGACTGAAGGCGAAGAGGAAATGAGCAAGCTCAAAGAAGAGCTTGAGTCTAGCCAAGTCAAAGCCGAAGAGGACGCTGGCGAGATGGCAGCAAAAGAAGCACGCATTGCGGAGCTTTCAAAGCTGATCGAAGGCAGCGACCCGGTTCAATTCTCCGAAGGAGAAGCCGACTACACTCCAAGCAAGGTCAATCGCAACAAAGCAATCGCTGAATATGCCGCAGAGCATGGCATCAGCGAGTTCACCGCTACTCTACGCCTCGGCAAAGAGAAGCCAGAAATTTTCACACTCTAATTTAACCAATCAATTATCATGGCATACACTACAACAGACGGTCTAAAAAAGACTTTTACCGCTACCGCAACGGTCAGCCAGTATCGCGTCGTTTTCCTCAACGGAGCTGACGTGCAACATGGCGCTGACACTTCCCGGCGGCGTATCAATCGGCGCAACAGATCGCGCCGCTGACGCAGGCGCCGACGTAACAGTCGTGCTTGCTAATGGAGGCGGCACCGCATCCATCGAAGCATCCGAAACAATCACCGCAGGTGATGCAGTTTACGCAGCCGCTGACGGCAAAGTCGGCATCGCTGCAACTCTCACGAACGACGTTCTTGTCGGCTACGCACTCGAAGGTGCAGTGGATGGCGACGTTATCGAAGTTCTCTTTGCTTAACATTTAACTACTCAAAATTATGGCACTTTCTACCACAGCAGCATTCAATCCGATTCTTTCGGAGGCACTCAACCAGATCGGTGAGAATCAATTCGTTGGCACTCGCATCCTTCCGGTTCGCAACGCCACCACAAAGAACGGCGACTATCCCGTGTTCGGCGCAGCTCAGTTTGATCTGAACGCTTCGCAAACCCGTTCTCCCGGCAGCTCTTTCGCTCGTCGTGACTTCGATTACGACAAGCAAAGCTATGCTTGCCAACAATACGCACTCGAGGGCGTTCTTCCTGACGAAGACGAAACCGAAGCAGCCGAGAACGGCATCAGCGACGCAGCCGCTGCAATCGCTCAAAAGCTTCAGCGCGATCTTATGGTCGGGCACGAGCTACGCGTTGCATCTGCAATCGCTAACGCATCCTTTGCAACTGGCGCCACAAGCGCAGCCATGAGCGACGCTTCCTCTGCGACTCCAATCAAGGACATTCAAAACGCAGTTGAGACTCTCAATGGCAATGGATTCTATGACAACCTTGCGTTGATCATCGAGCTTTCTGTTTTCAATGAGATGCTCAACACCGACGACGTTCGCTCGATCTTCAACGGCAATGGTCAATACACAGACCGCCAAGTTCTTCGCGATGCTTTCGGCGTCAATGACATCATCATCTGCCCAACTCGCTACAACAGCGCTAAGAAGGGCAAGACAGCAGTTCGCAGCAAGGTCTGGTCCACAAGCGAATACTACGTTGCACAAGTCGCCGGTGGCGAGTTCAGCAACGGCGGCATCGGTCGCACCATCGCCTTCCCACAGGGCGGCGGCGTATTCACTGCTGAAACTTACCGCGACGAGCCTATCAAGTCTGATGTTCTCCGCGTCTACAACACAGTTGACGAAGTGATCATCAACACTAACGCAGGCATCCAGCTTTCTGCTGATTCCTAAGCTTTAGCTTCAACCATTGTTTACAAGCCGTCACTCGAAAGGGTGGCGGCTTTTACATTTCCGGCATAAGTAGATGAGCATAATTTCCAGCAGCCTAATCAGCGACAATCTCAACTTTGCAGTCGCCAACATGAAGACAACACTGACGGCGGTCACGCCGACCAACAGCGAGACCTACGTCGCCAATAAGCAGGACATGGAGGTGGCGTTCGATATATTTGAGGACGGCAGAGAAGTGACGATCGACACGCGATTTTATCTGAACAAAACGAGCTACACCGATCTGCCGACAAAAGGCATGATCTTGACAGACGGAACGACGCAACTTCAAAGTAGATGTCTACTCACAATGACTCAGCCAACGTCACACTCCGAATCGATTGCTCCGCACCAATACCAACGAGGATAGACTCGTTCTTTACTTGATCGGCTACGCGCCAGACGCTCACTATCTGGAGCGACTGCTGAAAGGCATGAAGGGGGCGGTCGATCATTTATGCTTTGTCAACACCGACGAATCTGAAGATTGCCTTCGAGTGATAGAGGCCAGCGGCATCCCGTTCGACTACGATGTCCACACCTTCGAGGAGCGCAGCCAGTTCGACTTCGCACTGGTCAGGAACAAGGCACGGCTCATGGCAGAGCAGCGCGGCGATTGGGTCATGTGGCTGGACTGCGATGATGAGATTGAGAAGCCGGAGCGCATCAAGGAGGCAATGGCAAGGATCGGCGGCGAGGCGTTCGCCATGCCATACAAGGTGACGTCGGCAATCGGCAATCTTATCAAGATACGAATCCACAAGCCGGGCGAGTGGCAATGGGTAAACCCGGTGCATGAGGAGTTGGTGCCGCAGGATAGGTCTGAGAAGAAGCGAAACGTGACGCTTTTTCGAGACATCGAGGTGCAGCACCTTCCCGACAAGGGCAAATCAAATCACGATTTTCACATAAGCTTGCTAAAAGAGTCAGCTAAGACCGCACCTGCCGACTATTGCTATTTGGCAAAAGAGCATTTCAACAAGTGCGACTTCGAGAGCGCAGTGCCTTGGATCAAGAAGGCGCTGGCGATCCATGACGTGAGCATCGAGATTTACAACCTACGGATCATGCTGGCAATCGCCAGCGGCAAGCTCGACGATGACGATGCAATGATCGAGGCGTTGCATGAGGCAATCAAGGAGCGGCCACATCGGCGCGAGGCATACTTCTACTTGAGCGAATACTACGGCAAAAAGGGCGGCAAGCTAGTAGAGAAGGGTCTAGCATACATCAAGGCGTGCAACGCGCAGGAGGACAAACGTGAGCCATTGCAGCACGCGGCAATATATCAGATACTCAGTTACAAGCTACACGCACGTTATTTGCAGACAATCAAAGATTACAAAGGGGCAATCGAGATGGCTGGCAGAATTGAAGATCCAGATGAGGAGGCAGAGCAGATCATCGAAGAATGCAGGGCGGCGATTGAACAACTGGCCAATAAGTGATGGCAGCACCAGACTTAGAAACACTTCTCGACTTTGAAACAAACGTCGAGAGCGCAGCAAAAACTTTCCTTCAGACGGCGACCGGACTGAGCGCATCGAGCGCGTTCGCATCACTTGACCAGGACGATCTTATTCTGCCGAGAATATCCGTCATGTTTGAAATGGGGGAGGCACTCGATCCGCCTGATCCAAAGACAACCGGGAGCGGAGATTTTGAATATAGGAAATACGCAGGAACGTTAAACATCCAGATCGTCACAGATGCCAGCATCGACGGAACGCAAACAAACCATCGCAGCAACCGGGCGAAAGCGCGGAGCGCAATGCTATTGAACGCCGACAACTGGACAACTGACGATGGCGAGGGAGGCACGATTTTGCCTTACTACGACGTGAACTACATGCGACCGACTAGCACCACATTTGAGCAGGACGGCGATCTAGCAATCTCAACTTTGAGCTATGCAATCAATGTCGTGATCAGAAACGACGCATGGCCGACTTAAATTGACAACAGCGCCATGATTGAAACTTCAACCTTTTTTCAATCATGGCAATCACATCAAGACGGAACACAGGC